TGAGGGTGCTGCGGTAGTCGTACCGCGCTTTGCGTTTTGTGGTCATTTGAAAGGCCCCCATGCTTTTACGACCGCTTCGTATAGCAAGTGGTTAGCAGTCAGGTCGAGAAATCCGGACGCGCGCAGCGCGCCGGACAGGTTGTGCAGCGCCTCGCCCATCGCTTCAATCTGTGCGTCGCGGCGCTTTTGCTTCGCTTCCAGTTCGTCCACTCGGCTAACCAGCCGACCGAAATAGGTTGCACGATCGCGCCAGTTCGGCACGAACCCGTCAAGCTCGCCGACGTGAAATCCGCCACGGCAACCACGACCGGTCAAATCGATCAGCGCGGTTTGCGGGCCGTAGCGTTTACAATACGCTTCGTACGCCTCCAGATGGATAGGCCACGGAATATCCATGCGTGCGCCACGTTCCATTTGCACAGGTGCGCGCCATGTTGCGGCGGCTTCCTCGCTGTACGCTTCGGCGATTATCTCGCGGTCGGTCCGCTTGTCGTCTGCCATGGTCATTCCCCATACCTGAACGTGTAGCCCTTGACGCTCTTGTAGCCCGCTACGCCGCGCAAGTGCTTGCTGAGTTGTGATTGATTGATGCCTAGTTCGTCCGCTGCGTCTTGCTGCGATCGGTAGGTTTTGCCGTTGCTGCATGTCAGCATACGCGCCATTGTCGTAACGTCGCGGCCGATGCGGTTGCATATCGGCGACATGTCGCGGACCATAACGGCTTTCTTGTTCAGCATTTCGGACATGTCACCCGTTGCCATGACGGACAGCATTAGCACGGTGCTATCCGGCTGAACGGTTTTAAGCCATTCGCTGTTGCGTCTTGCGTCCGGTGCGGTAAACACGTCGCGTAGCAAGCATGCGCCGACGTACACCGTTACGGGCGGTTCGCCCGGTGCGCCTGCTACGCTGTGCGTGTACATGCACCACAGCTTGCGGTGCTGTTCGATCGTGCCGCTTAGGGTGAGTGGGCTGTACAGGGTCACGCGTCCAATTCCTCGATGATGTCGCGGGCTTCATTCTGCGCGCTCTGCCACTCCGACCCGAATTTAGGCGGGAGCGTCGCCAAGCGTCGGACCAGCGCGATGCACTTAGTGTCTGCGTTCAAAGCCCTAGCGATCCGCTCGGCCATTGCTTGCGCGTCCTGTGCGGGCGTGTCGATCGTGCAGATTGATCCGTCCGGGCCGTCAACGCACCAAACGTCGCGGGTCGGGTCGTTCATGTCGTCGGTCGTTACGGCTAGGTACGTCATGGTCAATACTCCCAAGGCTGTAGCGGCTTGCGCGGCTCGGTGTGCAGCGCGGGCGGTGGCGGGCTCTGAGGGCCTGTCAGGGCGCACAGGACGCAATACGGCTCGCTATGGGCAAAGCAGGGCGTCGCGTCGCTCGCTAGCAGGCGGGCGGTCTGGCGCGTGTCGGCGGGGCGGTTCATGCTTGCCTCGCGTAAGCTGCGGCGATCTTGGCGCGCATTTCCGTTCCGCCGCGGTTGTCGAGCGTGAACGGACCGAAGCCGCGTTGCTTATCGCCCGGCTTGCGCGCCATTACGTTACCGCTCGGTGCGATCCCTGCAAACTCGACCTCGCCGTATCCGCGGATCGACGTGCGGAATTCCATCGCCAAAGCCCGGTCAACCTGTTTCATTGTGCGTTCCTTTCCGAGCGGTTCGTACGTTACGCAATACGTGTTGTCAAGGGGTGTTTTAGTATGTGGTGAGAATGTATTAGCGGTACGTATTATATCGTTGCGGTCCGTTCGGTTCGTATAATACATTTTTGTCGTTACGTGATGTTAAGTAGTTTTTTCTATTAGGGACATTAAAAAGTATATAAAAGTATAGTATATATATAATATATTAAGTAGTAATAGTATAAGATGGAATATATTTCCCCCTAGGTTAGAAAAAAACTGCAATACATCGGCATGTATTAGCGTTGAGGGTCGTCCAAAGCGGCTCGCAACGGCTCGCCAGTCCGCGTTACGCGCTTAATGGCGAATTCCGCGCCGTCCTCCGGGACCGCAACGGTAACGTCACCGTCGCACCAATCGGCATGCGCAACCAACGTATCCGCCAGCCGGGCGAGAACCCGAGCGGCCGAACGCAACGCGCCGTCCTGCGCATAGGTGCGCGCAAGCTCGGTCTGTTCGGTGAATGTGTCGTGCATGTTCATGAGTAAAACTCGCTTTCTTCGTGGTCATCCCGTTCCGCATCGTTCCAGCCGTTACGCCAGTCTTGCGACGCGTTCGGATCGTGCGGCAGATTTGCGCGCCGTGCGTTCCATCCTGCTTCGTATTCTTTGGTCATTGCGATAGCTCCCTAGGCAGGCCCCATTGTTCGCGCAGAGCGCGCGAGCCGGGGTGTTGAAGTCGATCGCGCATTTGATCCTTTAGGAGATCGATGTAGCGCTGTGCGCAGTTGATGGCGTCGGCGCGCTCTGCATATGCGCGACCCTGTAGCTGTTTGGTCTGCGCCCGTCCCGGACCGTTGTAGCGGTAAATCGGTACGTGTGGGTACGCAGGGTTGCGCCCGCGCTTGACCGCATCGGCGCGATAATGGCCGTACGCTGCGTTTACTGCGGTGTCGAGTTGTTCAGGTGTGAGGGGCATGTGCGTTGCTCCTATAGGTAAGAAATCTGCGAGGCTTCGGCGCCGTTATCGATCAGTTCGGCTTTACCTTCCTTGATCGAATTGACACCGTACACCGTGAAAATCTCACCGTCGTACAGACCGATCACGGTAAATGGTGCGGTTTCGTCGCGCGAACCGTACTCGGCTTCCATGGCGTCACTGTCTGCGATGATGAACGTTTCCATACGTTTGGTCTAGACGCGTCAAACCAGTCTGTCAAGCGCTTCGTCAAATGAATTGCACACACCGAAGCGAAAATCCGGCATGCGAGTTGTCCAGCGCCAGCCGAGTTTGTCAAACCATATCATGCCGCGCATGTGGTTCCCTTGCCATACGTACACGCCTGTCAGGTGGCGCAGCGGGGCTAGGACGACGTTGGGGCGCATGTTTTGTACTCTACGCGGTTCAGGTGCGGAAAATACATAGCGCTTATGACACCGCGTTTGATCATCGGCAGCATAATCACGTTATGGATGCGGAGGGTGTATCGGGTCATGTTAAATCCTCCGCAATTTAGGCAATCGCCATGCTGGTGACGTTGACGGCATGTCCGCGCCGTTAAACTCGCTGGATAAAAGCTTGCCGAACTCCGCAGCGTGCATGCGCGTGCGAGGGTCTAACGCGGCTTCCCAACGGATTGCCCACGGCATCGGGTCGCACGGATCGTTGTCGAGTGCGATAGGGCGCCCAAGCGATCCGTACTGACCGCGCATGGCGTGTTTGATGACGGCGCGTTGAATCGGTCCGTCCGCGCGCTCTAGCAGGGTTGAGCCCCATAGATAGCGGCTGATCGGCTCGGGTACGTCGTCGCATGGATCGTCAGTCATTTAAAATACTCCGCGATCTTGGCGGCAATCGACGCGCTAAGCGGATCGTTCGCGCCGTCGAACAGGTCGGAAAGGTGGCGTAATTCTTCGTCGGTGAATGTGATTGGGCTCCGTCCGCGTAATGCGTGCTGTTGGGCTGCGAACGCGGCGCTACGCTCTTTGAAGGTCGGTTTGTATTTATGAATACGCGCTTGTATCGCGTTGATCCGCTGTTGCAGCATGAAGCTGCCGAAAGTGTGACCGACGTACGTTTGCGCTCGCTTGCCGCGCATTAGATGGTTGTGGATAGCGTCACGTTCCCGATGCCACGTCCAACCGAACGGTTTGCCCGGTACGTTGTCGTAACCGCGACCTAACCAATTCTCAGTCATCGCGGTTTCTCCAATCGGTACGGGGCGCGACAATCCGCGCAACAACATCGTCGTTTGACAGGATATGCAACGACATGCGTCCGGGCGGCAACTCCTGATCGGCCGGGACGGTTAGCTTTGCATGGCTGTAGTACGCGAACTGATAGCGCATATCGTCCATATAGCGACGGCACGCCCATTGCACCGGTTCGACCATCGCCAGCGCGGCACGCTCCGTATCGAACGGACCACATAGCCAAGCGGTGCGCTGGTTCGCCGTGCCGGGGTCGATACGTGCTGTGACGTACCATGCGGTCAGTTTGCTAGGGCGCCGGGGCATGTTAGACGACTCGCGTTACGCTGTACGGCGTGGTCGGATGCTTTTCGTTCATGTAGCACTTGACGAATTCCGCTTCGTCGCGGTTGAACACGTCGAGCCGTGTTGCATCGCCTTTGCCGTCCGCGACAAGTTGCGCGCCATAGTCGCACATTTCGATTAGACCGCGCTCGCCGTCGTCTGACCAGCGTATGTTGTCGTAGAACCGGTTGACGGTCATAACTCAATCCTCTTGATGATGCGTTCTGCGGCTTCGAACCCCTCACGCAAGGTCGTTGTGATTTCCCCGTTATCCGCAAACGATCCGTCGTTGCGCCGTACTTCGACTTCCCAACCGGGGCGGCGGTTGCGCTTCGATATCGTGGCGTAATGGTCCGCGCTGTTCAGTCGGTGATAACCGGCTATGACCTTTTCGCGTTGCATGGTCAGGTACTCCGTGTTGATGATCAATCGGTACACCGGTCAAACTGGTCTGTCAAACGAAAACGTGACGATTGACCGCCCGCACCGCCTCGGGGTATATCTCCGCACGTTATGAACGCCGTAACCTTCATTTCTGCGTACCGCTCGCTCCGCCCGGCCGAAAAGGCGTTCGTTGACGATTACGTACAGCGGTGCGAGCAAGAGGCGCTTGCACGTAACGAACGGATCGCGCTCGCGCTGCATCGGCCTGTCGAGCCCGACCCACGCGGCTATCTGCAAATGCCGATGGTCTGTGCCGCCATCGCCGAACGGATCACGCAGATTGCGGCCGATAGCGAGTTGAGCGTCAACCGCGTGATCCGGGAGATTGCGGCGATAGCGTTCAGCAGCATGGACGATTTTTGCGTCACGGATGAAGCGAGCGGACAAAAATACTTGTCGCTGTCCCAATGCACGCCCGAGCAAATGCGCGCCGTCGCCGGGGTCGAAATGACCGAAGGGCTGCGCGGTCGGCAACTCAAGATCAAGCTGCACAGCAAGCTTGACGCGCTCAAGATGCTGGCAACGTACGTCGGCGCGCTTGAGACGGACAATCCGCACTGGCGAGCCGAACAGGCAAAGCAGATAGGCGATAGCGCCGCGCTCCCGGCCGATATCAGCACGGAGGGCGCGGCGGATCGTTATGCGCGTTTGATCAATGGTTAGGGGTCAAGCGACCTTCGGCTTCGCGAATGATAGCCATCGCGTATTCTGCGTCTTCGTCCGATATTTCACCTTCGCTGATCGCAGACGGAAAAAGCCCGGCATATCGACCGTTAAAAAGTTCGGTTTGTATTTCTTGCCAGTCCATGCCGTTAGCTGTTTGTGCTTCGGCGAACTCAATCGCTTGTTCGCGCATCGTATGACGCGGGATCATGTTGCCAAATTGTGTAGGTACGTATTCCATTCTCGTAACTCCGTTCCGTGTTGATCGTTCGTCCGTACAGCAATCAAATAGGTGTGTCAAATGGTAAGTGAATTCGAACGACGCGCATGGGACACCCGGACCGATGCGGATAAAAACCCGCCTGCGTTGGCGCTCAAAATTGCGCTTGATGATATCGAGCGCGGCGAAATCGATCCGGTGCATATCATCGTTGTGCACGTGCAGCGAGACGACAAAGGCGAGTGGGTCGGATATTTGCAAGCGGGCGATCTATCGACCTTCGCCGTTGAAGGCGTCCTAGCGCGTGCTGCGCGGATCACCGCCGAGTCCGCGCGCTGTAGTGATTGACCTTTTCGCCCCGCCTGTCGAAATCGTCCCGACTGTCGAGCCGTGGAAGCCGCGGGCGCTTGCCCACGAAGAATGGCCCCCGAACTACAAGGGTGTCTATGCGTGGCGTATCAAGACGCTCGCTGCGCTACGTGCCGATGCGTCCTTGGTTGTCGAAGCGAAGCGCTATTACAAGACGCGCAAGGGCGAGTTTATCCAACATTGGATGGACACGTACAATCCGCGCTTGCGGGGCGTCAAATGGGTGCCGTTCGTCTTCTTTGAACGGCAGGACGAATTTATCCGGTTCGTTGAGGAACTGGACCGCGACGAAGAAAACGGATTGGTCGAGAAATGCCGCGACATCGGCGCAACATGGCTCGCCTGTGCCTATAGCGTCGCGTGTTGGTTGCTCGACAATGACGACGCGACCGGATGGGGCTCGCGCAAGCAAGAGCTAGTCGATAAGCTAGGCGATCCGGATAGCATATTCGAGAAAATGCGGCTGTTGGTCCGTCGTTTGCCCGACGTGTTCTTGCCCGATGGGTTCCGGACGCGCGAACACGCAACGTTTATGAAGCTGGTAAATCCGGCGAACGGATCGACCGTAACGGGTGAATCGGGTGACAACATCGGCCGCGGTGGTCGTAAAAAGCGCTATTGGAAGGACGAAAGCGCGCACTACGAACGCCCGGAAAAGATTGAAGCGGCGCTAGGCGACAACACGAACGTTCAGATTGATATATCGTCGGTCAATGGGCTCGGGAACGTGTTCCACCGTCGCGCGGACAGTGCGGTTGAATGGCGCCCCGGTGTGGTCGTTGAGCCCGGACAGGTGCGCAAATTTATATTCGATTGGCGGCATCACCCGGAGAAAACGCAAGAGTGGTACGACCAGCGCAAGGCGAAGGCCGAGCGCGAGGGTATGCAGCATATCTTTGCGCAAGAGGTTGACCGCAATTACAGCGCCGCGGTTCAAAACACGATCATTGCGTATGAGTGGTTGCAAGCGTGTATCGACGCGCACCTAACCGTACCGTACCTAGCGCGCGTCCAGCCGCCGAACGTTTGGAGCGCCGGGCTCGACGTTGCGGACAATGACGGCGTAGGTGATCGGAACGCGCTGACGTTGCGCCAATGGATCATTCTGCGCAGCAATGAGGAATGGGGCGAACGCGATCCGGGCGTAACGGCGCGGCGTGCGATTACGTCGTTGCGCCGGTACAAAGGCATTAAGGTCCAGTACGATCCGATCGGCGTTGGATCGGGTGTCAAGACCGAATACAACCGGCTAATCGAAGACGACAAGATTATAACGCGTCAAGACGTTCAGTTTATTCCGTGGCATGCCGGCGCTTCGGTGGTCAATCCGTTCGATCGCGTCATACCTGACGATGACGACAGTATCAAGAATGGTGAAATGTTCGGGAACATGAAAGCGCAAGCTTGGTGGTCATTCCGAACGCGCGTCTATAAGACGTGGCGAGCCGTAACGTTCGGCGACGTGTACCCGGCTGATCAACTGATTAGTTTTGACAGTAGCAACCCGCATTTGCTGGCGTTGCTGAAAGAGCTTGCACAGGTGGTCAAGAAAGCCGGTCCGGGGCTGACCATGATCATTGACAAGTCACCGCCCGGAACCCGCTCGCCAAACCTCGCTGACAGTGCTATTCAGGCGTTCTTTCCGGCTCCGGAGCATCAAGGGCCGCTTGTGGGGAGCTATTCCGGGTGACGCAACCGACGTACGATCCTATCACGCCCGCCATCGTGGCACAGACCCGCGACGCCCGGCCGCACGGCAATGGCGTCGTACAGGAAGACGTGATGCTACGTCGATCGCCCGATATGGTCGCGATGCTCGACTATTGGGACCAGACCGACGACATCGTTACAGGCTACAAAGCGGTCCGTGATGCGGGCCAAAAGTATTTGCCCAAGTTCCCCGGTGAGGAAGACGAAGAATACAAAGGTCGTTTGCGTCTCACAAAGATGACGAACGTGTACCGCGATATCGTGGAAGGGTTGGCCGCAAAGCCGTTCGAAACGGAAGTTACCCTAGCGGACGGTGCGCCCGCTGAAATCGTCGCGTTCACCGAAGACGTTGACGGCTCGGGCAACAACATATCGGTTTTTCTGTACGGTGTGTTTTTCAACGGCATCAACAGCGCGATCGACTGGATTTACGTTGACCATCCGGTAGCGGACGAAACGATACGCACCGTTGCAGACGCGAAGGCGCGCGGTATTCGGCCGTATTGGTCGCGCGTGCTTGGTCGTAACGTGCTGCAACCCAAGTCGTCCATGATCGACGGCAAAGAGACGCTGACTTACATGCGTATTCTTGAGCCGGGCTCGCCTGACGTGGTGCGCGTGTTCAAACGTGACGAAGTGTCCGGCGTGGTGCGTTGGGCGACCTTCAACAAGCTGGACAACTGGATTGATCCGGACGCGGAATGGTTGCTTGATACACCGCCCGCTGGCGCAAAGACGCAGTTTGCGTTTCAGAAAGAGGGTACGATTTCGATCGGCGTCATTCCGCTTGTTCCGTTCATTACGGGTCGGCGCGACGGCAAGTCGTTCAAGCTGTTCCCGGCAATGCGCGACGCTGCGGATTTGCAGATTGAGCTATACCAGCAGGAAAGCGGGCTCAAGTTCGCAAAGACGCTGACCGCTTATCCAATGCTTGCGTGCAACGTCGTCGTCCCGGCGAAGGGACCGGACGGACAGCCGCTTAAAATGCGCGTCGGTCCGTCGCGTGTCATCTATGGCGGTCGTGACGGTAACGGACAGGCCGGTTCGTGGGAATATCTTGAGCCGTCCGCTACGTCTCTGACGTTCCTTGCAAATGACATCAAAGATACAAAGCAGGATTTGCGCGAGCTAGGGCGGCAACCGCTGACCGCTACGTCAGGCAATCTGACGGTTATTACGACGGCTGTTGCGGCCGGTAAGGCGCGTAGTGCGGTCGGTGCGTGGGCGTACGGTTTGAAGGATGCGGCGGAAAACGCAATGCGCTATACGTGCATGTTCCGCGGCATTGCGTACGAACCCGAAGTCAACGTTAACACTGAATTTGATGACGGTATGGACGATGCAGCCGATATTACTGCGCTGATCAGCATGCGCCAGCCGTCCGGCGATAACGGCCCCGATATCAGTCAAGAAACGCTGTGGGAAGAAATGCGCCGCCGCAAAAAGCTGTCGCCGGAATTCACCGCAGAGCGCGAACGCGAACGGCTGTTGCAGGAAGTTCCCGCCGACACAGGCGAAGACACCGATCCGGAGAATGTGGAATGACCGTTCTTAGCGCTGGTCAAAAGACGACGCTTGTTGTTCCGGTCGGATCGACCGTCACGCTTGCCGCGGGCGTCGGTACGGGCAGCGTTACGCGGTTGGCGAACCCGCAAGGCGGCGAGCCGTACCCGCCCGTAGCGTTCACCGGGAGCGCCGCGACGTTCGGTCCGTACGATGCCGTCGCGCTGTTGCGGATCGAAGTCGCGACGGGCTCGACGGATTACGCGCTGGTTCCGTTCAGCGGCAGCGACGAAGAACGCGCGGCTATTCAGAGCGCAGCGCGCTTGACTTTACAGACCGGTCGGCAAGCCGGTGTAAACGTTCAGCGCGGTCAGGTGTTGACGGTGGCGGCTGCGTCGGGTGCATCCGGGTCGATCGTGCCGCTACCTACGTCGAACGGTGGCGAGCCGGGTTCGCCTGTCGCCTATACCGGATCGGCGCTGACGTTCGGTCCGTTCACGTCACTGCGTCGCTATCTCGCGTCTTGTTCGGTCGGTCCGATGGCGTTGAGCGTCGGGTATGTTGCTGGTGGCGCTCCTATCGTAGTACCGGGTACAAATGTGCCGGATTTTGCCGCCGCAGGGTTCCCGTTGCCGACATTTGGATTCGTCCCGCATGTTTCGGGCGTCACGGAGAGCGGCGGAAAAGTCACCGCTATTCCCGACTTGTTCGGTACATACGGGTTGGAAAGTGTTGGCGGCAACGGTCCAATTGTTCGAACCGATGAAATGGGACGTAAAGCAATACGTCATGCTGCGGGTGCTTTTTTGCGTAACGCAAATTTGACCGGACAAGACACATATAACTATGTTGTCTTAGCTGTTTCTCGTAATTTTTTCAATCAAACCGCCACGTTGTTTAGCGTTGGGAACAACGGTGCGAGTCCGGCCGGTGGTAGCTTGGGTCAACTCGCTTGGGCAGGCGGTACAAACACGCGCCCAAGTGGAGCGGTCTTGCGTCCGTTAGCTAACGCTACGACCAGCCCCGGCACGACGAATTTTAACAAAATGTTTGTCGGCTCGGCTCCCGCTGTGGTCGGTTCAGCCATTGCGACGGCTGACGGGATAGGCGGTGCGGCGACTACTGCGACGGCCCGTAGTTATCTCAATGCAGACGCGTGCAGCGGTTCGGCCGCGAGTGCGCGCTTTACTGCTCGCGTCGGGTTTGAAGTCGGACGCCTTGCCGCAAATGCAGGCAATCCGCTTTATGGGGATTGGTACGCGTTGTTTGGTTGGTCCACCGGACAGTTCAACAGCGGCAATTACGCCGCTCAAGTTGATGCGTTGGCGGCGTTCCTTATGAATTGGTTTGGGATTGCTGAACGGCAAAAACGTATTTCGTTGATCGGCGATAGTCGCAGTGAAATGCAAATTTCGTCAGGCAATACGCTGTCCATGATAATGACCGAACCGGGAAGCGCTAATTCTTTGCCCACTGGTTACGATGTTGTTCCGTTGGGGAATTCGGGTAAAGGTTGGCACCAAGCATATACCGCCACGCAAATGCCCAGCGGCGTTGTTCAGAACGGGCTAGGTGAAGGTAAAGATTTAGCGATTGTGATGATGGATACGAACGACGTTGCTGCTACGTCCGGATGGCCTGCGCTGAACACGCAAGCTAACACGGCGCAACGCGCTCAAGAGGTTTATAACGGCGGCGCGTCTCTTGATGCGAGCTTTACGGGTTCGATTTCTGGCGCAACTCTTACGGTCAGCGGTGTAACAGGTGTTATACGTGACGGTATGCGTTTGATGTACGCTGGCGCTCCGAGCAATGGTGTTTACATCAATAGCGGCGCGGGTACTACGTGGACTCTTAATACGTCACCCGGAAACGTAACAGGTCTTTCAATGACTGCGGGTCATGGCGACTGCGTTCGGACTGTTAATGCGCTGTTGGCGAATAATCATAAGGTTCTGGTGGCGTTTTCGCCTGTCACGGACGGCGATAATTCAGCGGCGTTCCGTTCAATTCAGATCGCTAATATCGTTGCGGATACGCAGTCGGGTTCAGGTCAAATCAATATCGGGAAAGTTCGTACGGTTGATTCGCGAGAGATTGCGGTCGGCGGGCAAAAGGTGTTCGGTGTTAACGCACAGTTCCCGCCCGCTGTACCTACCGCCTTTCAGGACGGCACGCACCCGTCTGATATCGCCCGGCATTATCTTAATGACGGCGGCGACACCTCGCAATTCGGGTATCGGCAGAACATAATTGAACTTGCGTCCGGTGCGGCGCTGTGAGACGACAATAAACCGCCGCCCGGTCGGATACCGGGTATTTTGCCGTTGGTCCGGATGGGCCGCGGTGCCTAGGCCGGATGGCCGGAAAGTGACTGGCAAAATGATCAAGACACGCAACCGCTTCGTACTGCTCGCCGCATCGTCCGTCGTGACGATCGCCGCAGCGTTCGACAATAACGCGGGCTGGAAGAAAGACGCGGACGGCAAGCTTGCGCTCGACGGCGACGGCAACCCGATCTACGTCAACAGCGCCGGTCAGGAGTCGAGCGTCAAGGGCGATACCATCGCGACGTTGAACGCCGAAGCGAAGTCGCACCGCACCGCCAAAGAGCGCGCGGAAGCCGATCTTGCCAAGTATCGCGTGGACGGCAAGTTGCTCGACCCGGAAACCGCCATCAAAGCGGTCGATACGGTCAGCAAGATCGACGCAAAAACCCTGATCGACGCGGGTAAGGTCGATGAGGTCAAAGCGCAGATCGAAGGTCAGTATAAGACGCAGTTGACCGAAAAGGATCAGGCGTTGGCCGAGCGCGATACCCGTATCAATAACATGCTAATCGACGGCGTATTCCGCGGCAATCCGTTTGTGTCCGAGCGCGTTGCCATTCCGGCCGATTTCTTCGAAGCGCAGATGCGCAACAATTTCAAGGTCGAAGATGGCAAGGTGGTCGCGTACGATCGTTCGGGCAATCGTTTGATGTCCAAAAAGAACATCGGCGACTATGCGGACGCAAACGAAGCGCTCGAATTGCTTGTCGAGACGCACCCGCAACGGGACGCGATCCTCAAGGCACCAGCCGCGGGCGGCTCGGGCAACAATGGCGGCGGCGGCGGTCGCGGCGGCGGGAACACGATGAAGCGTGGCGATTTCGACGCGCTCAATCCCGGTCAGCAAGCGCAGATCGCGGCGAAGCTCGGGACGGGCGAACTTAAAATCGTGGATTGATCCGGAGCGCCGTCAGCCGGGTCGATCGTCAGGCCGTCGCGTTGTCCCGCTCCGCGACGGCCTGATTGTATTATGAGCCGTTATAAAAGAAAGCAGGCACTTCGCCAGCGAGTCCGAGCAAGCGGTTAGTCTTGCCCTTCGATGCGGCCGGAAAGCCTGCGTTGAACAGTTCGGTTGCGGATAGCTTGCGTTGCGGCGGGGTCGATCCGCCGCAGAAATGGTCCGGTCCGTACGTCGGCGGTCCGTTGTGGATCAAACCAGCTTTGATCATGTGTGCGCGTACTTCGTTCGTCATGGTCGTTACTCGCGTGCGAGTTGCCGGGGAATGCGCCCCGGCTCGCTTGTTGGTCGGTCATTCAGCGGCGACGTAAACGTGTCCGTCCTTGTGAATGAACGTCGCGCCGGTCGGCAATTCTGCATTGATTTCTTCCGCGATGCCTTCCGCCGTTTCGAGCGCTTCGGTTGCGCTATCCGCTTCAACCTTGATCAGGACCACTGCGCGAAACTCGTATGTGCGTGTCATGTGTCGTACCCCGTTGTTGATGACAGACATATAAACCCGTCAAACTGGTCTGTCAAATGAAAAACGAACCGCACCCAAGGCGCTTGACGACCGGCCGCTAAATAAGGTACGCGTGGCGTTGCATGGCCGAAGGTTGGATGACCGGACGGCGCTTGAGCCGGATAGCTCGCCAAATTCCAACCGCTCCCAAAAGGGTCATGTTATGAACAACTATATTCGCATGCAGCGTGCGTCCGGTCTGATCGGCGTACAGGGCATCCTTGCGGCTCGGGCCGCTCCCGTCATCGTCCATATGGACGCCTATGCCGCCAATACGCTGACCGGCGTTATCGGTTCGCTGTTCAACGGCCTGAACGTCGTCAGCCGCGAGCTTGTCGGCTTCATTCCTTCCGTTCGTCGCAATACGGGCGTCGAGCGCGCCGCGGTCGGTCAGACCGTTACGTTCCCGATCGCGCCCGCACAGGTGGCGACCGACGTTGTTCCGGCCATGCAGGTTCCCACGCCGCCCGATAACACGATCGGGACCGGCACCATGGCAATCACCAAGTCGCGCAAAGTCGCGTTCGGCTGGACCGGCGAGGAACAGCGCGCGGTGAATACCGGCGTCGGCTATCAGGACATTCAGGCGGATTTGTTCGCCGAAGCGCTCCGTACGCTGGTCAACGAAATGGAAGCGGACATTGCGCTTGAAGGCGCGCTGAACGCGTCGCGTGCGACCGGCACCGCAGGCACCACGCCGTTTGCGTCGGACCTCGGTGCGTCGGCACAGGTGCGCAAGATTCTCGATGACAACGGCGCCCCGGCGTCCGGTCGATCGCTGATCATCAACACCGCGGCCGGTGCGGCTCTGCGCACGCTGAACAATCTTGTTCGCGTCAACGAGTCCGGTACGACCATGACGTTGCGCGATGGCGTCTTGCTGGATCAGCACGGTTTCGCGATCAAGGAAAGCGCACAGGCGGTCAATTTCATCGCCGGTACGGGTGCGGGTTCGACCACGAACGCCGCAGGCTATGCGGTCGGCGCGACCGTCATCACGCTTGCATCGGCCGGAACCGGCACGATCAAGCAGGGCGACGTGATCGTGTTCGCTGGCGACACGAACCAGTACGTCGTTGCGTCGGGTGACGCGGACGTTTCGAACGGCGGCACGATCACGCTCGCCGGTCCGGGTCTGCGCGTTGCGATCCCGGCCGTTGCGACTGCGATCACCGTTCGCGCGTCGCATGCGGTCAATCTCGGGTTCTCGCAGGACGCCCTTGCGCTCGCCACGCGTCAGCCTGCTTTGCCGCAGGAAGGCGACCTTGCGCTCGACCGCATGCAGATCACCGACCCGCGGTCGGGCATGACGTTCGAAGTTGCAATCTATCCCGGTTATCGCATGATCGAAGCCGAGGTTGCGATTGCGTGGGGCGTCAAAGCGATCAAGCGCAACCATATCGCGCTGTTGATGGGCTAATTCGTCGGTCGGGCCGGTTTAACGACCGGCCCGCATCCGTATGCGATGCGGTTCGTTGTACTAGTCTAAACAATCGGGAGTACGTCAAATGCGTGCAATTCTTCTCGCTTCGGCTGCGGTGGCGGTTCTGCCGCGTGCGTTCATGTCGGAAATCTGCGAAACCGTCGTCGTAAAGGTGAAGGGTTCGACCGATCCGGTACGCGTCAACAAGTCGGATTTCGATGCCGATCAGGCCAAAGGCGGCAAGGGTATTTACACCCTGAACGAAAAGGCGACCGACGAACAGACCGACCCGGTTGCCGGTGGCGTCTTCGTCCCGGTTGCGGAAGGGCTGAAAATCCCGCCCGCTCCGTCCGCGCCTGCGTTCGTCAATCCGGTTTCGCCGACGACCGCGACGGCCGATACGCTGTTCGTCACCAAGGGCAAGGGCGCCAAGGGCAAGTTCTTCGTGGTCGGTCCGGACGCAATGCCGATCGCCAATATGAAGGACATCGACCCGGCCGGGTACGAAACCGAAGAACTGGCATGGGCCGCGGTCAACGCCGTCAAAAAGCAGCCGCACGAACAGGGCGCCCCGGACACCGGCCACACGTCGTTGCAGCCCGGCGTTGCGCCTCTGTCGGAGGTTCCGCCCGCCGAGGCGCCCAAGAGCTAGGCGCACGGCTCGATATCGGCTAGATTGGGGCGGCGGGGCAACTCGCCGCCCTTTTCCTTTGGAGTGCTACCCATGCCCGACTATTACGGCACCGCGGCGGGTTTCCGTCTGTACCATGCGGCGCGAGACAACGCGGTTCCGATCGAAGCTGCGGACGATGATTACGTTGTGTCGCGGTTGCTCAAGGCGTCCGAGTGGATCGACGGGCGATACCGGACGGGGTTTGGCGGGCTCAAGGTCGGTCAGCGTTTGCAAGTGCGTGATTGGCCACGCTCCGGTGCGTACGATACGTTCGGGTATTCGATCGCGTCCGAGACGGTGCCGACCGAAGTTGAAAACGCGACGTACGAAGCGACGCTTAAGGAAATGAGTAATCCGGGCGTGCTGTCGGTCGATTATACGCCGCCGCGTTACAAGAGCGTCAGCGTTACGGGCGCTGTGTCGGTCACGTACGCCAGCTTTGCGGGCGTGTCGGACCTACAGACGCATTTTGCGATCGTGGATCAAATCTTGTCGCCGATCCTGACCGGCTGCGGGATGGTATCGCCGCTGTCGGGCTCTGCGCAGCGCGTATGAAAAAGCCCGGCACGCCGAAGCGTACCGGGCTCCTGCGACCCGAAGGTACGGCGTTAGCCGTTCGGGTTATCCGTGCGGAACACGCGGGCGCTCGCGCCGTCCGGGTCGGTCGAAGGATCGACATCATAGACGCGGAAATACTTGGCGTGTTCCTGCTCGCGCTCCTGCGTCGGGACGGCGATCGGGTTGCCAGCCGCATCCTTGAGCGTCTGCATCTTGAACTTCGGCGAGCCGTCCGGGTTGGACGCGGGCTGCAACTGCTTCTTGTTCGCCGCGCTGACGACGCTGCGAAGCTGCTTGGCCGTCTTGTTCATGACAGCGAAATTTGCGTAGAGCGTGTTGCCGGCGTCGTCGGTCTTCGGCGCTTCGAGCGATTCGAAGTTATAGACCGACTTGCTGCCGCGGTTGGTCTTCGGCTTGACCGGGAGAGCAAGGAAGGTTGGCGCAGTGATGATCGGCGTTGCGCGGTCCTGCGTGCTGGCGGTCGTTGCGGCGGGTTCGGGCTGCGGTGCGTCGGCGGGAGCTTCGGCGCCCTTGGCGCCCTTGCCGGAAGCGAAAGCCTGCGGCATGATCGCGAGCGACGACGCAGCAAGCAAGAGATTCAGATTACGCATAAGTTCAGTCTCCGTCTTAGGTTGGCGGCATGATCGTTACGCCCCGTCAAATGAAAGGTCAACCCCTGTGAGCGACATTTACACAGAAATGCGTGCCGTCACTCAAGACGTGTTGCGCGAGTTCGATCAACGCAAGCCCGGTGTCGATACGCAAGCGGACGGGTTGTGGTATATCGGCATGACGCCGGGCGCCGGTCCGGCCGATGAACCGGGCGAACCCACGCCGGTTCCGTTCAGGCTTGAAGGTGCGGCGCGTGGCGTGGCGTTCCAGTTCATCGACGGTACGACGATCGTGGCGAGTGACTTGCAATGCACGGTTGCGGCAAAGGACGGGTTCGCCCCGGCGATGACGGGATTCATTGACGTTGACGGCTCGCGACATAAAATCATACGCATTGTCAATCTGCCGCCTGTCGGTGTAACGGTGGCACACACGATCATATTCCGGAAGTGAGCCGATGCCGTCCGCACGTCAGACCCTAGACCGGCTTATAAACCTGTTCACCAAGGATATCCGCAGCGCGTTCCTTGCGGCTATTCAGGACGTTGCGGACACTGTGATATTGCGCCAAGTGATCGCCGCTATCGAGGCTGGCGACGTTGAGGCGGCATTCCGGGCGCTCGGGTTCTCGGAAGCCGCCCTACGCCCCATTACAGCGGCCCTAGAGCGCTCTTTCGAGACAGGCGGCGTTATGACTGGCCGCACGTTCCCCAAGTATCTGCGCACTAGCAGCGGCAAGGCTGTGTTTCGGTTCGACGTGCGCAATAGCCGGGCGGAAGCGTGGTTGCGCGATCGGTCAAGCTCGTTGGTCACTCGTCTGTCCGAAGATGCGCGGGTAAACGTCCGTAACGTGCTGCGCGACGGCATGGAACGGGGAGTCAATCCCCGCAACGTTGCGCTCGATATGGTCGGACGGATCAGTCCGAACGGTAAACGTGTCGGCGGTATCATCGGGTTAAACCAGCAACAAGAACGTTGGGTGCGGAGCGCGCGTGCAAAGCTGCAAACGCTCGACGCTGATTATTTCAACATGGAATTGCGCGACAAGCGGTTCGACAACACGGTTACGCGTGCGATCCGTGACGGTAAGCCGCTCGACGCAGAGACGATTGACCGACTTGTTACGCGCTACAAGGATAATGCGCTTCGGCATCGTGGCGAAATGATCGCGCGTACCGAAGCGATCCAATCGCTAAACCGTAGCGAGTGGGAAGCGACAAAGCAGGCGGTTGACTTGGGCGCGGTCGGTGACGACGCCGTAACGCGTCATTGGGACAGCGCGGGCGACAAGCGCGTTCGGTTCTCACATAGCGCCATGGATCACAAGTACGACAAGAACGGCGTGGGGCTGGACGAACCGTTTATCAGCCCGTCCGGAGCGCGCATGATGTTCCCCGGCGACGTGTCGCTAGGCGCACCGGCCGACGAAGTTGTTGCGTGCCGGTGTCGCGTGCGGACGCGTATCGATTGGTTGGCTAATCTCGATTAGTCAGTGTCGAAACTGTAATTAATCGCAACATCGACTATCCACATTTGATCGCCGTTTTCAAATTGAACGCCTTTTGATCCGTTTTCGCTAAGAAAGCCGATGTTCAATTCAGTAAACGCAACGACCGTCAAGCGTTGTAAATTGCGACGGACGCGGGTTGATTTACCGGTGTATTTGATTTTTACCGGCAACGGCGTGTTTATAAGCTGTTCGATGTCAATCATGGCCTAACCTTTCAGCGGTGCAAATACTCGCCGCACCCGGTGTTAAAACATCGTGCGTGCCGCTCGCCTTGTTCGAACGTGACGGTCCAACCGCACGCGCATTTGCGGGTTTCTTCGGGTAGTTCATGCTTATACCGCTGCGGTTTCTGTGCTTCGTACCAGAACGCGACGCGCGGTGGTTCTTCGAACCCGACCCAGACGAAGGGGTCGCAATAGTCGTACCGGCGTTCCGCTTTGCGCAGCGTTCGGCCGCTTTCCCGAGCGGTGTCAACGATCAACACACGTCCCAAGCTGACCGGCGCTTGTGATCCGTACGGAATGAACGGGACATGCAAGATATGCGAAGCGTACACCGCAGCAATCGCGCCAGATCGGCCGGGGCCGGTCACGCTGCCGATGTTCGCCGGAACTTCGTTGACGACTTGTGCGATGCGTTCGGCGAATTCCGGTTCGGTTATGATCCGCATCAACGTAGCCTCTTGATAACGTCGGCGATATGCTCAATGTGTAACGCACCGTCGCGTTTTGCTCTTTCAAACGCTGCGTCAATTTTCGACATATCGCGAAACGTGGAGCAACGTACGCGTCCGTCGCCGGTGGTCGGTCGATTGGTCAGGTACGCGATTTCATAATTCTTGTGTTGCGTATCGAAGGCGATTGCAACCTTGTCGTCCGAGTGAAGCACTTCGCCGACCCATGAGAATGCGAGATATGCATCGATCGTGTTGCACGACATTAGAATTCTCCGTCGTATGTGTTCGTCCCACGAAACGACGCGATGATATGGCCGATCGCCAACGCGGTGACGACGATCAGAACCAGCAATGAGATAAAGCGCGGTGCGCTTGCGAACCAGTTGAGAATTTCGATCATCGTTACCGCTCCAATAATTTGACGGGCAATCCGTCCGGTTGAATGAAACGCAACATATCAAATGGGTTGGTATCGTCAAGCGACTTTTGTTGGTGTGGCAGCAGACCCGGTATATAAAATTCGTTGCGTCCCGGTGTGTGGAATTCGTCAAACGCTGATGCGAGCGCGCCCATACCGCGCCATTCTGCGGAACACGCTTCGGACGCGCCGACCGTCGCGAAGCATAGGCGGCGGTTGAACGATGGGTGCCCAAGCGCAAACGATACGTCGGACAGGTTCAGACGGTCGCGCGCGTCTTTCAGCTTGATTGCGTGTTGCGCTCCGGTGTCGCCGTTTTCATCAATGACCGTCCGTACGGCGATCAGTTCGCAACGGTAGCCGGTCTGTTCAAGAACGTCGATCATCGCCATAACCAACCAACCGCGTAATAGTGCGTTCCAAAGCGTGATGCCGTGCCACATGCTCGCCTGTACGAATAGCGTAACGGTTCGATGACCGGGCAAGCGAGCCCGCCGCGTCATGTGAGCCGGGTTGCCCGCCAGCATGCGTCCGACGTTCACCGTACCGCCCGCAACGCTCCGTAGGCGCTGCTTATGGTGCGCCTTGGGGAATTCCAGTTTGTCTATGATCCCGAGCCCGTCCGACCATCCCCGGCGCGCTATGGCGATAGCTTCCGGCAAGCTGGACGTGCCGCGTTTTTCGTGTTCCTTGTCGCTGAGTTTCCAGCCTGCGGCGCGGTTCTTGTCGGCGGGTGGTTCGGTCAACCCCTCGACGTAATCAAGGAACGCACCGAACGATCCGAAGCCGAAGAATGCGGGCGGGTTCTTGTCGGCGAAGTGATTTAGATAGGTCGGATCGTCGCCATAGATGACAGTCGGTCCGCGCTCGCGTGCCCACGGTGGCGCCCATGCGGCGCGCTCGTTGACCATGACGCCGACCAGTTTACGCAACCGTGCAATTCGATCGTCGGACAGCGTGTCAAACGTCCATAGCTTTGCGCGCATGTCGAACGATCCTCCCCACGCTTTCAGTATTTCGCGGTGCGCAAAGGTGTTGCCCGAGACGGTGCAAGCGGTCATTTGACTATATATCCGCCTTCGCGGTTAATCCAGTCTTCAACGCCTGCGATCCATGCCGCCCACAAATGCGGTTGGCTGTCTTCGTTATACGGGTTGTCCATGGCGTAAAACTCAACGTTCTTTTCAGCATAAGAAACGCCACGATGAAAAGCCGTGATGATCCCGCTATCGCGCGCAACGATTTCTTCGTCAGTCATCAATCTTGCTCCTATCCGCGCTTGACATACCTTTGAACAAATAGCAGTTTTCAACGTCGTCCCATTCGTCGCCATCGGCGAGCGCTTCGGCGCCCATGCGAATAGCGCGGGACGATACGACGTGACGTATTTTCTTTTCCTGTACGATGCGCCGCACGTCCCAAACGCGTTCTAGCCATCGGTCTTGTGATCCAGCGAACATGCGTTCAAGCGACAAATCGTAATCGACGTTTACGACGGCAAATCGGTCAAGCGAAGCCGCGTCCAGTTCGGTTCGTCCGACGTACACGCGATCGGCGCCCATTCCGTACGTATTCGCAGTTGCGCAAACGCGGAAATCGGCATGTCGTCTAATAGGTTCTTGACAGTCTGGAAATTGAGCGAACCCGTTTGCAAGCGCACTATTAGCGACAAGCAACGCCGCCGCGTCCCATGCGTCGATTTCGTCGGCGATCCAGACGCCGCCAAACTGGAAGGCGATGCGGAATGCGGTGGTTTGATATCCGTACCCATTGATGAACCCCATTAGTTCGTGTGGTTCGTTGCAAACGCTTGTGATGTACACCGGCAGTTGCAGTGCGGTTGCGGCGGTTTCGCCGATCATCGTTTTACCGCATCCGGCTGGACCGACTTGCATGACGTTATGACCACGCGCGAGCTTGCGGATAATACCGGGCGCTGCGTAGTGAACCGTACCGGGTACGACGACCGATCCGCGCGGGCTGGTCACGATCAGTTGGCGCGGCGCAACGGCGTCCAGTTCCTCGCGCACGATCCGGCGCGCGTCACCTTCGCTCAAGCGGGCGTTGATCAGCGGCAGCATAGCCGCAACAGCCTCCGCAGCGGCCCGTTGAGCGGCATTCGGGCCGCTATCGTCTGTCGCAACGCTCCCGCTCGCTACGTACAGGTTAGCGAGGGCAACAGCGCCCATGCCGCGCACTTGCGCCTCCGGAAAGCCGCAGCGTATGGCCCATTCGGTCAGCGCTTCCCCGTCGCCGGGCGATAGGATATAGTCACCGGGCGGGCCTAGAAGCTGCTCTAGTTCTTCGCGGGTCTGGAAGCTGATCGGAACGTGTGCGGGCATGCGGCAAGCCTTAGCAAATCTGACATAGGTGTCAAATTCAAATGGCGAAGACGTTCGAAGCACAGGTTGACGACATCGTAAAGGCGACTGACAAGCGTATGACTGCGCTTATGCGTGAAAGTATACAGGACGTTATCGAAATCGCGCAGACGCCGACCGCAAAGGGTGGTAAAATGCGTGTCGATACCGGTTTTCTGCGTGCGTCCGGTCAACCGTCGCTCAACGGTATGCCGTCCGGTCCGTCGCGCGGCGAGCCCGACAAGAATTACGACTACGACGAAGGTTCGTCGGTGCAGTTGACACTTGCGCAAATGAAACTAGGTGCGGTGTTCCATTTCGGCTGGACCGCTGCGTATGCGCGCTATCGCGAAGCGTACGACGGGTTTCTAGAGTCGGCGGCAATGCAATGGCAGTCGATCGTTACGAAGAATTGCGAGAAAATCAGAGAGCGGATTAAATCATGATCGAAGACGAAATAGCGAAGGCGTTGCAAGATGCGGTTACGGCTGCGGTCGGATCGTCCGATACGCCGACGTTGCCGATTGCGTACATGGGTCGTGTGTTCGAGTCGCCAAACGATCATAAGTACGTCGAGATTGTGCAGATACCGAACAACCCGGACGGTCAGTTCTGGAACGATGAACGCAATTATATGGGTGTGTTGCGCGTCATCCTACATTGGCCGATCGACAACAAAGGCGTGTATCCGCCTGTGCGTGCGCTCGGGTCGATCGCGGACTATTTCAGCAAGGATCAGCGGCTAGGCAACGGGGTCAAGTTGACCAGCGTTCCGAACTTCACCGGAGCCCTTGAGGGCAAGGGCGATATGCTGTACCCCTTTTCCGTCCGTTACCAGCGGTTCGCCGCATAAGGGAGAATATCGCCATGCGTTCCATTCTGCTTTCCGCCGCGTCCGCTGCGGTTATCGCCGCGCCGGGGTTCAATACCAACGCCGGATCGAAGCTTTTCATCTGCACCACGCCGCAGCAAAGCAACCTCATCGAATCCGCTTTCGCCGGTCTGACGTGGGTTCAGATCAAGGGCGTCGGCTCGCTTGGCGAAACCGGCACGACGACCAACATTCTGACCTACGATACGTGGGACGATGACGTTGTGCAGAAAGCCAAGGGTATGTCCAATGCGGGCGATCCGGAAATCGAGCTTGCCCGCAATCCGACCGATCCCGGACAAGTCGCCTTGCGCGCCGCCGCGCTGACCAATCTGAACTATGCGTTCAAGGTCGAGCGCAACGACGAACCCGACGCCGATCCGGACAGCACGCCGACTGTCATCTATCACCGCGGGCTTGTTACCGGGCCGCGCCGTCCGAACGGTCGCAACGAAGACTTCGATCTTGAAGTTTTCTCGCTCGGGATGAACCAAAAGGAAATCGTGGTCAATCCGACTTCCGGTCTGTAATTGACACGGCGGTCAGATTTGGGCAACGTGAGGGGAGCGGCTTAGGCGGCTCCCCTTTTCATTTGAAGGACGTAAGATGGCGGATATTTCGACAATCAAACCGATCGATCGAAAGATCGAAATCAAGCATCCCGGTACAAAACAGCCGGTCGGTATTCGATTGACCGTCATGTCCATGGATGACGAACGGTTGAAGCGGTTGAAGCGCCGTATCATCGATGAGGGTTTGCATCGCAATGCGCGCGGCAAGCACTTCAAAGCCGAAGAAATCGAAGACAATCGGTACGCCTTGTTGTGGGGCGCGCAGTCGGCGGATTGGGAATGGTATAACCCGACCGGCAAGCCGGGTGACAAAGACTACGATGCCGATGCGATGCCTGATTTTCACGGTAGCGTACCGGAATTCAATCGGAGGAACTTCAACGCCGTATGTGATGAACTGTCATGGTTCGCCGATCAGGTTGACGAAGCGGTCGGCGATGACGACGCTTTTTTCAAAGAATCCAAGCCGAATTAATCGAGGCGATCCGCGTTCGCGTCCGGTATGATACGCCCGATGAAAAGGGCGAAACCCGGCGCGAACGCAACGACCGGTTTGGGGAAGCCTCGCCTACTCTGATCGTCCCGGAGGAAGCGCCGCACCTGTGGGAGTGGTATCTAGATATCTCGGAGAGCTTGCGCCGGGTGCGTGGCGGCGTCTGTGAACCCTTGCCGCCGTCCGAATTCGAGGCGTGGGCAACCATGTCCGGCAACATTGTCTATCCCCGCGAATATGCTATCCTGCGGGCTGTTGACCGGGCGTTCTGCGCCGAGACGAACGCCGAGCTTGCCGATTATCAGGCTCGCCAGCGGGAAGCGTCGGAGGCAGAGAGCAAAAAGCCGCGCAAGGGCGGGTGGTTTCGTGGGAAGGGCTAGACCTTGGCTGACATTGCGCAAATCGGCTTCCGGGCTGACACGTCCGACCTAGCGGACGCCAAGGTCAAGCTAGAGGCTCTGACGCCCGCCGCGGGCCGGGCCGAGAAAGCGAGCGAAAAGCTTGCCGCCGCGATGAACGGCACCGGTTCTGCGGCCGAGAAAGCCGCGGCGGGTATCAAATCGGTCGATAGCGCGGCGGATCAAGCTGCGGCTGGGATGACGAATTTTAGTACCAAAATGAACGGCGCGGTTGTTGGTACGCAAAACTATAACTCGCATATTCTGGCGTATCGCGACAATCTCGCGAAGGTCGGAACGCAAATGAAATTCACTGCGCGCGAAGGGTTGAATTTCTCGCGCCAGTTGTCGGATATCGGCGTAACTGCCGCAATGGGTATGAACCCGTTTATGATCTTGTTGCAACAGGGTCCGCAGTTGTTCGATATCATCCAAGAAAAAGCAATCGTTACCGGAACCACGATCGGCGCGGTTTTCCGTGCGGCGGGTGTCGCTATCTGGACCGCGCTCGCGCCGCTGTTGCCGATCCTTGCCGGTGTGGCGTTGGCGATCGGTGCGGTTGCGGCCGGGTTCGCACTCGGGGCTCGCGAAATCAATAAAGGCAACAAGAGCGTAATAGACGGCCTGAACTTGACGGAAAAGCAGTTGGAGCGCGTCAAGAAATCCGGTGTCGATACCGCCGTGACGATGGGTGACACGTTCTTTGCGTTCTTTGATGTCATCGGCGATCGTTTGACCGCAGCGTTTGAAGGTCCGTTGAAGTGGTTGTCCGATGCGTGGACGACTACGCTTGACTATATAACCAAGTACGGCGCTAAAGCGATCGAATTTATCATCGGCGCAAACAACGGTGCGGTGTATGCGATCCGCAATAGCTGGCGCACGCTTCCGGCTGCGCTTGGCGATATCATGATCAGCATCGCTAACAGTCAGGTCCAGACAATTGAATGGATGATAAACAAAGTGATCGCTGGTATCAACGCCACGGTTGCTTTTGCCAACGATATGGCCGCTAAGGTCGGTTGGACTACAGGACTAGGACCGCTTGGTAACGTGTCGCTCGGGCGTGTAGCTAATCCGTTCGAAGGTAGCGCCAAGCAAATGGCTGGCGAGGTTGCCAGCGGTATTGCGCAAGGGATGAATGAAGCCAAAGGCGTTGTTGGCCGGTTCTTCGAAGACGTAGGCAAAGCGGCTCGCAAGCGCGCAGCGAGCCGCATCCTTGCTGCGGCCGGGAAAGCTGAAAAGGGCGCGGGCGGCGCCGCCGACAAGCCGGACAAAGTAAACGATACGTTCGATATGATCAAGAACGCCGGTAAACTCGTCGGCGCTAGCGGTCGTGACATGGGTACGGATATGAAAAAGATCATGGACCGCGCCAAGGCGTTTCAGGATATTGTGACCGGAGGTCAGGAAGCGGTCAAGCAACTCGAAATGGAACAAGCCGCGCTAGGGATGACAGCGCAGCAAGCCGACCGGGCGCGCATCATGTACGACTTGCTTGCGCAGGCTCGTCAGGCAAACTTGACGCTTGGTCCGGTCGAAGTCGCCGCGCTTGGTCAGCTTGCCGACAAGCAAGCCGCGTTGAACGAAGAAATCGCTAACATGCGTGATGCGATGGATTTCGCGAAAGGATCGTTCCGCGGGTTCATCGGCGATTTGATCAGCGGCGCGCAGCAAGGGCAAAGCGTGTTCAAGACGTTCGGCGATGCGATCCTTAACGTCTTGAACCGCGTTCTTGATAAAATGCTGGATTTTGCGACCCAAGCGGCATTTGGTGGCGGTAACGGTGCAGGCGGGTTCTTCGGCAATCTGCTTAAGATCGTCGGTGGTAGTGTGGGCGCCAGCGCTGGCGGCTCCGGGATGGCGTCCAGTGCGTCAAGCCTGCTTGGATCAATAGGCGCCGGGCTCGTACCGCACGCCAAGGGCGGCGTGATCGGATCGCCGATGATGTTCGATATGGCGGGCGGTAGGACCGGTGTTGCAGGCGAAGCGGGGCAAGAGGGTATCTTGCCGTTGCAGCGCGGCCCGGACGGTTCGCTAGGCGTACAAATGTACGGCGATGGTCAGGCTGGTGCGTCAGTCAACAACGTGGAGGTACACAATCACTACCACCTGTCCGGCGCCATTAGCTCGGACGACGTTCAAAAGATGGTGCGTAGCGGGTCGGAAGCGGCTGCTACACAAACGCGCGATGCGGTGCGCCGGGCGCTTCCGTCATGGCTTAACGACTATCAGCAAAACGGGGCGCTCGTATGATCGATCATCGAATTTGGGATTTTCCCGAGCTACCGATTGCTGAACAGCTTTTTCATGTTCCCGGCGCTGCTGTTGACGGCGGTTTTACCGCGGGCGGCATGCAGATAATTTCGCCTGAACCGGGCGGGCGTAGTGTTCTTGAAATCCGTTTGTCGCTGCAAGCAAATGAATGGGTTGCGCCGTGGTCAAGCTGGATCATGTCCAAAATCAACGGCGATATATTCAAAGTGCGCTTGGGGTTTACACCGCAATTGATATCCACACAGACAGGTAAGCAGATATCGCAATTGCCGACGTATTTGAACCCGGTCTTTGCGTCCGACGAAACACGCCGCGAGATTGTCGGTACGTTTGGTACGAGTGCGCTAGAAGGTACGACGACGGTTCAGATTAATATGACGCAGTTTGGGGCAATATTACGTCACGGTCATGTGTTAGGACACGATAATAACTGTTATCTTGTTGACGACATAACGTACAACGGGATGGTTGCGACCGTCACGGTTACACCACCGTTTCGTAAAAATGTATTGGCAGGTGACGAATGCTTGTTTCGTCCTTACTTTGTTGGGACCATCGCTAATGGCGGCGAGATACGAACCGCATATGAAGCGTCTAACGTCGGTCTAATTCAGTTGAATCGGATTGTATTCAATGAAGCGCTGCTATGAGTGCGTTTGATGACGTTCTAGAGGAATATCTGGGCGACGCCGATGCGCTGTCCGATATTCGCGTCGTGGTGCGTCGTTTGTGGTTTTACGACTTCCTCGGATACCCTACGCGCCTTTGGGACGGTCAAGGGCGTCTGTTTACGTCCGACGATAACGAATGGCTCGGGACGATCGACGCAGGCGGCACCAATCATCACAGCACGCCCCGATTGCAGGACGGTCGGGACGGGTCGAGCCCGGCGTATGAATTCGGCGTGACGCTGATCGACGTGCCGGGGCAATCCGCTTATGAGTTATACGAGACGCTAAAATCGGATCAGGCGCTTGCGGTCAATCGCAAGCTTGTGTGCTATCATGCGGTGTTCAAGATCGGCGAGGCGTTGCGCCCAAGTACGCCGATCGCGTTCTTTAAAGAATTGACAATGCTTGCGCCGAAGTTCTCGGAAACAATCGCGCGGCGCGATGACGGCGTGTTGGCGCGCAAATATACGGTATCGGTCATCGCAAAGGATGGTAACACCGGCCGGTCCAGCGTCCCGAACGGCACGTACGCAGATTCGATCCAGAAGCAACGGGCGAAGGAACGGGGCGTCTCTGTCGATCGTGGTTCGGAATATCTCGCCGCGCTGGCAAATCGTACGTACCAAATCCCATGACGGATCGCGTTGACACTGCCTTAGCGGCATGGCGAGCTACAGCGCACGTATGGGGGCAATCGGACTGCTTGCTTACGATCGGCGACTATATCGCCGCACAAGGCGGCAGGGACGTATCTAGCCGCTTCCGGGGCCTTTACGACACCGAAGCCGGGGCGCTCGCCATGAAGGACGCCTACGGCGGCGCGGTCGGGCTTGTCGATATGACCGGCCTGCCCCATACCGACGACATGCAGCGGGGCGACGTGTGCGTTGTAGACACAGGCGAAATCCATGTCGGAGCGCTATGCACCGGTCCGGGCGTCGTGATGCGTATCGAGCGCGGCGTTATCGAAGTTGAACGACGGTTCGTCCGGATCGTCCAAGCATGGAAGGTGCCGTAATGGGTACGGTTGGTAAAATCTTTTTGGTCGTGGCGGCTATCGCCGCGTCGATCGCCATGCCGTATCTAGCGCCAGCCTTTGCGCAATTCCTCGGAACCAGCTTGTTTGTCGCAACGCTGATTGGCGGGCTCGTCCTGACCCTTGGTCTTACGCTGCTTAGTTCCGTGCTGGCACCAAAACAAAAAGGCGCGTCGGTTGAAGCTGGTAAAGTTAACGTGCGTCTATCCGAACCGCCACGTTGGTTAAACGGTGGTATCGCAATGCAAGGTGGCGGCGCGCTCTTTGGTGAATTCGATAGCGCCGGAAACTTTTGGTACATCGTCGTCCATAGTGACAGCATACTCACCGATACGATACAGTATTATCTAGACGGTATCCCGGTTACGCTGGATGGCGCCGGAAATGTAATCACGAACGATTTTTGTCTGAATTCGAAGAAAGAACCTTATAACGGCAGCGGAACGCGCGTGTCGTATATTCAGATATGGACGACGACCTATACCGAAGATGACCCGACCCCCGCCAGAATTGCTGCAATCGACGCGGCTTTGCCTTCGTTGTGGACCGCTGACCATCGGTTGGTAGGGACGACGTTCAGTGTTGTCAAAATGAAGGCACTGAAAGCCGAAGACCGATATAAGCTGTATAAATGGCGCGGTCCGTTTGGTATCGGCGAGCCGTCTGTTGCTATTGCCGGTCAATGGTCGAACATGTACGATCCGCGCGACCCGGATCAGGTGTTGGGCGATCGATCGACCTACAAGCCTTCGCGTAACTCTGCGATCGTTTGGGCTTGGTTTCGAACGCATCCGTACGGACGACGCAAAGCGGAAACGGCTATCAATTGGGCGCGTGTCGCAGAGCAAGCCGACATTTGCGATCAGATCGTTAGCGGTATAGCTGGTACGCACGTTCGATACGAATGCGGAACGTCGATCGCTGACAATAAAGAGCGTTTCACCGCCGAACAAGAAATCATCATGTCTTGTGACGGTCAGTTGGTTTTCGATGATGACGGCAAAACATGGATGCGTGTGGGATATTACTATACACCGACCATCACGCTAAGTCGTAATCGTGATATTATCGCCATGGAAAGCGTTGAGGCGCAAAACGGTGAAAGCGAGACGCAAGGCGTTATCGTGCGGTATATCGATCCGTCGATGGACTATACGGCGCAACCCTGTGCGCCTTGGTATAATCCGCTATACTATAAGCCGGGCGAAGCTAATACGTTCTTAACCGTGGATATTTTGACCATTCAGGATCACAATCAGGCAATGCGAGTCGCCAAAGCGATCGGTCAACGATCGCAGCCCGCGCACAAGATCGCACCGACCACCGGTTTGCGCGGCTTGCGTTGCCGGTCCGAACGTATCGTCAATCTCAATTACGACAACACGTTTGCGGGCGACTATGAGATTGCGACGCCTATAGAAATAGACGAAACGGGCGTTTACTGCGGTCTAGGGCTCGTCCCGATTGATCCCGATCGTTTTAATCTGCTCCCCGGCGAAGAACGCGGAGCGCCCGGCTCGTACTCAACAGAAACGGTTGTCGTACCGGACGCACCGGCCGGCGTCGCTGTGATGTTCAATAACGGACGCATTGAGGCTACGTTCACCGACGCGTCGCGTGCTGATGTCAGTTATCAATTTCAATACATCAAAGCGGCTGACTTGGCGTCCGATCAATGGAGCGACATGGCAGTAAACATGGATTTACTGTTTGCATACAGCGGGCCAATCGATATGCACGCGGATCAATTGGTGCGTTGGCGCTCTGTTTCCACGTCCGGTCGCGTGGGCGAGTGGAACGACCCAGTTTATACGCTGGTCGGCACGGTTGATGGTTCGTTGCAATGGGCGATACTCAATAGCTGGATAACGGAAGTTTCCGAAGGCGAAATCGTCCTTTCGATCGCCGCGGACGGTACGTTGACTGTTGAAAACCACACGCGGCGCTATCCGGATGGACACCCGGACGTAAGCGTAACAGGGGCCGTCATCGCAACCGGTCTGACGACGGGCGACGCCCGAGCCGTAGCGTACGATGATCCCGGTCGGACGGGCGGTGCAGTGACGTACGGTCTATATGCGAACGACAACACCGCTCGCGCCTCAAGCACCAACCCCGGACGGCATTACGTGGGGTACTTCGCCGTACCCTCGACCGGCTCGTCAGGCGGCGGTGGCGGCGGTTATCCGGGCGGTCCGTGCGTGACGGCTGATACGCCCGTCCTGCTCGCCAGCGGCGATCGTAGCGGGCCGGGCGCACAACGCGTAGCCGCGGACCTTCGGGCCGGTCTGTGGGTGTGGACGCAGCACGAAACGACTATGCGGTTCGGTGCTTTTCAGATAGAAGCGATCAGCTTTGTAACTGAACCGGTCTATAAGGCGCCGGGACTTCCCCGCGCTACCGCCCAACACCGGTTCTGGATCAACGGGGAGTGGCGCACAATGGAAACTCTCGGTGTCCCGGACGGAACGGCTTTGGTGGCAAAAATCACGGTGCGCGACGCTCATACGTATGTTTCGGCGGGCGTCCTGTCGCATAACATCAAAGAATTGGAGCCGGTCGAATGATACCGATCAGAGTGGATTTCGACCTTCGGACCAACGCCGATTACGGCGAATCTTTCGAAGTCAAAGACGGTACAACCGTTCAGGATTTGACCGGTCGAAAGTTTAGACTGCAAGCGCGCAATGCGAGCGGCCTCACACTGCTTAACTTTGCGCCATCAGTCGATAACGGATCGATTGATATCTTGTTTTCGCGCGGAACGATCAAGACCGCATACGAAACGCTAGAAGACGAACAACCGTCGCCAATCCGTAGCGTTTCGTATGACATGCGGGCAACGCTGCCAGACGGAAAAACGGAAGTTTGGCTCGAAGGTACGATAAACATTCGTGAAGGGATTACACAATGATCGGTCGTCAATTGCAATTGCAAGGTCGCGGGATGACCGGAGCGTCCTTTGCGGCGATTGCGCGTATGACCGGCGCGTTTGGTGTTGTGCCGTCCGACAATGATACCGCAGTGATGAATAAATTTGCGGATTATGCGATAGAAGAAAACCCCGGATTTCAAAGCACCATTCCCGGTCCACCGACTTTTACCACGTTGGCGACTTTTCGTGCTGCGCCCGTATCAAATCGTAAACAGGCTTTGCTTGATCCGTCTTATTCGTCGGGCGACTATTATTTCGAAACGGTAAACGCACCTTATACGGAAGCGCTGCCGAACGTAATCAAGGCGGATTCGACTGCACTTTCTGTCGGCGCGTGGGTGCGTCAGTCGGCGAAATCAATCGTAATTCAGGCGCCCGGTGAAGGAGGTATCATTGAACCTCTTGAGAGTACGGTTAACCGGACGGGGGTTGACGTACAGCGTTATGGTGCGAGCGGAAACGGGTTGGTCGTTGATACTTACCCGTTGCGGTTGGCAATAGCGCAAGCTCGCCTGTCATTGTCTGACGGATCGCGCACGTTCGCCACAAAGGTAAAAATCCCTGCCGGTCGTTATCTTTTTGACGACGAGTTGGATTTGGCCGAAAACGGGTCTGTCACGGGTTTGACGATTTGCGGCGACGGTGCCGGATCGACCGAATTTGTAAGACTGAACGGAGCGGCGCGCATCATTGCGCCCGGTTCGCGCGATCTGACTTTTCGCGATTTAACAATTCGTACACTCGATAAAGCTGTGGACACGGACATTTGGTCCGAAGGTGATCCGTACGGGCTGGCGTTGGGTGGCGAAGCGTTCGGCGTATGGTATGACTTCGGGCCGGGTCTATCAACTCTGCGTTCTTGGCGCTTCGAACGTGTTACCATGTCGGGACACTATAAGTGTTTCGACGTGGAAGGCACGGCAATGTGTAGCGAATTTTATTTCGACACTTGCCAATTCTATCAGAATTTTATTCTGAAGCATAATAAAAACGATCAAGCGGTCAATTGGGCTTACGTCAACTGCAATTGGGAAAACGAAGCGCTAGACACGACTGGTACGGACTTGCTCAAAAAAGACGCAAAAGCGTTCTGGTTCGAAGAAGGCGATTTCGTTAGCTGGAAAAACGGGTCAATCATTGGCTACGGTCAGTTTTTCCATTTTGATGCGACTTCGGACAATGTGTTTACCAACGCATCGCACAAGTTCATCTTGGATAGCGTTCGAATTGAACGCAGCGACGACGCCGGGACAAGCGCGCCGTTGTTTGGTCGTCGCGAAGACGGATACGAAGTCGCAGGTAATTCCGTCTCAATTTCGATGGTGCGAAGCACAGTCCTTTTGCTCGGTGCGATATCCGATTATGTTTATTCCGATCTGTGGGACGGCTCGAATATTACAATTGACGATTGCCGTTGCGAAGACGGAAAGATCATCGGTGTCTATGGTCCTGCGTCAAGTGCTAATCTCGCTACATTAAGTGTGACCAATACCACCGGCTTAAGCTACGTCGATGATAAAACCGGGAAGATAAGTTCTCATATCAAACACAACGTAGATATACCCGGTTTCCATCAGCGATCGGACTCGTTGAGCAAGCCTTATCTATTGAACCCGATTATCATGTATTTCCGCGGTCCGACCGGAAGTTTGCCGCTAGGCGGTACAACGGTTAACATCGACATTCTAAACGATTACACGGTTCTGCGTAAATTCATGATCCGACGTTTTACGACGGGCGACTTCCCGTTGACCGTGCAGTTGTGTGATCAGGCTGACACGTTGGTTTTCGCGCAAGCGGTATTAGCGTCCGGAACGTCACTTACTGCCGACGCGGAAATCAATCTTGAAATGGGCTTTCAGTTGCCGACCGGCACGCCTTTGATGTTTAAATTCATCGGCTCGCCCGAGCAAATAAAGGGTTTTGTGGGATTGGAGTTGATCTAATGGGAAAACGTACAATCAAACAAATCGAAAACGAAATGCGCGAGGAAAGCCTTATCGAGCCGTGTATAGAAAACGGTTGGCGCGGGCCGGACGATGCAAAGATACTGCGCCTTCAAACCGAGCGTAACGAATTGACGAAGGAGAAAAAATAATGTCGATCAAATCGGATATTCTCGCAGCGCAGAACGCGCTGAACGAAGCACACGAAGACGGCCCGTCCCAAGCGCTCGATAACGCGCACCGGATGGCGTGGGATTTGCTCTTGCGGCACTACGTCAAGCTAGGGCTAACCCGCGCCGACTTGCGCGAGATTCATAGCCGTGGCAATATACAGGCGTTCGGTGGCGGGACCGGCAAGACGCCACCGCCCGAGCCTGACGGCTAAGAGGTATCGAAGGCATGCGGTTGGTACTGATCATCTTTACCGCATGCCTCGCTATAGCGGGCTCTTTCGCGTTCTATGGTCCTTTAGGGACGGCTTACGGCGCCTTGTGCGCCGTTTGCTTTTGGGCCGTGTGGCGTGATGCTGACTGGCGAGCCGCGGGCGCCGCACTCGGCCTTAGCTGGGTAATCTCCAACCTGATTTGTGTTATTGGCAACCCGCCCGAAAGACCGGCAGTCTTTTCGGGTGCGGAAATGCTCGTCCTGATGTCTGCTTTCGTGTGTTGGTTCAGCGGTCGATATACGATCGCGGCTCGCATGCTGGCGGTCGTATCGTTCGTTTCGATCGCGTGTAACGTGTTGCTTGCCGGGTCTGCTTTCGAGTGGGCGGATATTCACGCACATGAGGTCCGGACGAACATCGCGTTTGCGGTTGAATGTCTGATTGTCGGATTTACCGGGATGCGCGAACGTGGTTATTTCGATCGTTTGTTTAGTCGTCGCGGCCATAGTGCTGCAAATCATGTTCATGCGCAAAAGGCCAGCGAGCAATGACCGATCTTAATGCGTTGGACATCGAAACGATTCGCGGTTGGGCTTCGACGGGGTTCCTAGGTTTTATCGCTTTTACGTTGGCGCGCTTCGCGTCTCCGATCGGCGCGTATATGGTCAAACGTCTGGAAGTCAACGCACAAGAGCGCAAGGACGAACGTGACGGATACGGGCCGTTGATCAAAACGCTAACGGACGGGCTCGCGGCGGTGCGTGAACAACTCGCACAGTGCGAGCAACGACACGTCACGGACGTTGCGCGGATCGATCAGCTTGAGGCAACGGTACGCGGCTTGAACGCGGTTGTTGTGGGGAAGGCGTCACAGGAAGCCGTCATGCTCCCGGCGACGACGGGCGATCAGCGCGAGCATATGTTACAGATAGCCGAGCGGTCGGCGAGCGCCGCGCTCGACATGATCAGCAAAGAACGGAGCGGCGGAAATGGATAAAGCGGTATTCTTCGAAGCTCTGCGCGCCCGGTCCGTTCCGCTCGGGCAAGGCGCTACGCTCCGTCTCGCTGACAGTCAGGTCGGCGGGTTCGAAACGGTGTTGCACGCCTGCAAAGGCTCGCCGCTCGCGCACGCTACGTATATGCTCGCCACGGCGTGGCACGAGACAAACGCAACGATGTTGCCAGTTCGGGAAGCCTATTGGCTGTCCGAAGCGTGGCGCAAGAACAATCTGCGCTATTGGCCGTGGTATGGTCGCGGATACGTGCAATTGACGTGGATCGACAATTACCGCCGCGCCGACAAGGAATGCGCTGCGGCCGGGTTGATCAAGCTCGGCCAGTTGCTCGCCGATCCGGACCTAGCCATGCGTCCCGATATCTCTGCGTTCATCATGCGCAAGGGTATGGACGAAGGTTGGTTTACCGGCGTCAAGCTCGCATCGGTCTTGCCGCCTGTCGGCGTCGCAACGCGCGTCCAGTACATGAACGCACGAACGATCATCAACGGTCGCGATAAATCGGACCTGATCGAAGATTACGCACAAGTGTTCGAACGCGCGTTGCGCAATGCTGGATGGCTGGACAAATGAAAGTATTGCGCGACATGACGTTTCGCGATTGGCTCGCGTTGTTCTTATTGAACGCGTTTGTCGCCGTGATGTTCTATCTGTTGCGCAATGTCATCCCCAAGGAAAACGAACAGCTAATCGTTTATATGCTCGGACAGTTGTCCGGGTTCACCGGCACAGCGTTGGCTATCTATTTCACACTCAGCAAGCACGACGAACAGCGCGAACAAGTCCGATCGGAAAATACGACCAAGCTGACCGACACTGTTGCGGCGCTCGCTCAAAACGCGACGACAACGCAGCCGGGGCCGTCAGGCAATCCCGGCGATCCGGTCCATACGGTGGAGGAAAACCGATGAATCTAAGCGCTCTGTTTGACGGTCCGGTCGGCGCGCTCGTTACGGGCGCTGCGGTGGCCGCTCTGTGCCTTCCGCTCGGCTATTGCGCCGGACAGGACGCCGCGCGTTCGCGTGCCGCTGCGGAGCGATCCGCGGCGAACGTCGAGGCGCTGAACACAGCCCGCAGCGCGGACGAAGCGGCCGGGGTTGCTCGGGTCAACGACGCGCTCAAGGGCGCCGCACAGCAAGAGGAATTGCTAGATGCTATCCAGACCGTACCGGACGTTGCGCCCGATGACGTGCGTGTTGCTCTTGGCTGTAAGCGCCTGCGCGCGGCCGGAACGCCTGCAACCGCTATTCCCGCCGTCTGCGGACCTACAGGCGGTGACGGAGCCCAAGCCGCTCCCGCCCGCTGATATCGTCACGTCGGCGCGTGCTGCGGCCGAGTACGACATAGCTATCGAGGCTTGGGGCGATCGGCTCCGGGCCGCGGGCGTCAGACTGTGCGTGTGGACCGTGGCGAACGGCAACCCGGTCAGGTGCGAGCCCTAGAGCTTCGGCGCGGCGAGCATGACTAGGCACGCGTCCCAATGCGTTTCAACGGTCAGGATAACGCCCGCGGTCCGCTCGACAACATCGCAACTCGACGCGTAATAGTCGCCCGGCGCGAGCTTCGCGGCCCGATCGTTGGCGCGTTCGTACTGTGCGATCCGATCGCCGCGGATTTGGTCTAGGGTGGTCATGCTACGTCCCCCAACCATGCGCCGGTCAGCTTGAAGTAATAACGCTGGTCGGCGCGCAGACCGTAAAGGTTGCTGTCCGGGTGAATTTCATAGTCTGGACCTTCGTAAGCGCAAAACCGATCGCCCAACATCGCCTTGCAAGCGTTCCGTGCTGCGCGAACTGCGGCGCTGCGGGTGCTGTAGGTTTTGCGAGCTTCGGTCATGGTGGGTAACTCCGTTCGTGTTGATATACGACCGGTACACCCGTCAAATCAGTCTGTCAAATGATTAGTTTGGATGCCTCGGCGATATACCACGCGTAGTCAACGCGCGACCAATCGAACGCGCTTGCATCGCAGCAATCCGCCACCTTCCAACCGGCTTGTACGAACGTCTCGCGATCGGCGTAAACGCTTTTGTTTTTCGTACAGACCAACTCGGACCATTGCCCGCCCGTCTCGCGCATCACACGATCGTACTCGGCCTGTGAGACGTTGTTACGCCGCTTGAACGCACCGGGCGTTGCGCCGGGCGGCGGCGGCGAGATTTTGACCAGCGGTGCGCCGTCCCGAGCGATATAATAGCGGAACGTCTTTTGCACCGGCACGCCGCCTAGCTGTAGCTCCGAGTCACCGCCGACTTTGACGCGCAGCATAAAATCAAACGGATCAGTATGCGTCCGGATATAAACGGCCGGGTCGATTTCATGCACCATTGCCATAACTGCGGCGCGCTGGACGACCAAGGCGCCTAGGTCTTTATACCAGCACGGCGGCGACGCCTTGCTTATGCTGTTTTCATAGTCGTACGGATCGGGGTGCCAATATGCACCTTTCTGCTTTAGCTTGCCCTTCGTATCTTCGGCGATGTAGTTATTAACGTCCCGAATCCACATGCGCGAATAATCGGCGTATTCGAGCTTAAGGAGCGTGAAATCTTGCCAAGCCTGTTCAATCGCTTCGGCTTGCGGTACGTACTCGTCGTCAATCAAATAGGTGATACCGTCCGTGTTCGCTTGGATCAGTTGAAGTGACGGGACGTGAACAAGGTTTTCC